ATCCTCCAGAATTTCGTCATCCTCGCCGCCGGGACCGCAGACGCATCGGGCAACCTGACCCTCAGCGTCTACCCCGCCATCACGACCAGCGGCGCCTACCAGACCGTCTCGGGTTCGCCGGCCAACCTCGCCGCCCTGACCGGGATCGGCGGCAACTCGGGCCTGACCGGCACCGCGGCGACCTCCTACGCGCAGAACATCGGGTTCGTGCGGGATGCGTTCGGGCTCGTCACGGTGCCCATGGAGCTGCCGGACGGGGTCGATTTCAAGGCGCGGGAGATGTATCGGAATATTAGTATGCGAATTATCCGAGCTTATGACGTGAATAATGATGTATTTCCCTGTAGGGTTGATTTGCTCTATGGCACTTCAACTTTCTATAGCGAACTTGCGTGCCGCCTTACGAATTAGCGGAGTCCGGACACCAAACACGTGTGTTTCCTAAACGAGTGATGCATGATATGATGTTATTCCTACCATATCACTCACGGAGGAACACATGCCGGCCGAGATCCTTGACGCGCGGGTTTGCAATGTCTGCGGAGTGGAGAAGCCAGTTGAAGATTTGGTACCGAGCAAGCGCAACCGCGGCGGCTTCATGCCGTGCTGCAAGCCATGCCGGAATGAGTATTTCCGGCGGAAAAGGGCTTCAAGCGCGGAGGTCCGGGAGCGTGAATCTCTCCGCGTCCGGAGGTCGCGTCTTCTCAGCGATTACGGCATGCGGGATGCCGATTACGAGCGGATGGTCGCGGAGCAGGGTGGGATGTGCAAGCTCTGCGGCGCACCCGAGACTGGCAGGAGCGAGCGTTTCCGGTATTGGAACATCGACCACGACCACAAGACGGGACGTGTCCGAGGTCTTCTCTGCCACATTTGCAATATCACGGTCGGCAAGTTCGAGGCCCTTTCGGATCGCATCGGGCAGGCTCGCATCCTCGACTACATCAAACGCGAATAGGGCCGCATGACCGCCACCGCCCCCATCGCCCTGATGCGGCTCGGCCACGGCAGCGGCTCGCCGGCTGGCCTCCCCGATTTCCGCCCGATGAACCCCGGCGGCCGGCCGATGCCGAAGCCTGTCCGCAAGCCGGTGCCGCGGATGCACCAGATCTTCGTGGAGCAGCCGGGCGGGGCGATGCTGGCGATCGGCCCGAAGGCGGCGGCGGAGTTCCTGGAGCCGCTGCTGCTGAATATCAACCGGCTGGTCTCGCTCGGGCAGGCGTCCGGGTGGGGCACGGCGCATCTCCTGCCGGCGGAAGCGCCTGACCGGCTGCACTCGACCACCGTCGCGAGACGGCGGCCATCCCTCTTGACGGAGTAACGGTCCATGCCTCTCGCGCAGTCTTCCGCCGTTCGCCAGCTCAGCGACGGCAATTCGGTCGGCACGGTGCTGGGCCAGAGCGCCGCCGACAAGATCGCCTTCTACAACGCGACGCCGGTCGTGCAACCGTCGGGCATCGCGGAGGCGGCCGTCAGCCGCGGCGATGCGGGGGCCATGATCGCGACGTTCGCGACGACGCAGAGCCCGGCTTCGACGGCGACGCTGACGACCGTGGAACTCGGCATGACCGTGATCGGTGGCACCGGGGCGCCGGTGTCGCTGGCGTCCGGGGATCTGCTCTACATCAACAAGCCGACCTCGCAGCCTGGGCTGGGCGTCGGCAACGTCCGGGTCTCGGCGGCGAATGTGGCCGGGGTCGCTTTCGACAACCTCTCGGCCGGGTTCCTGACCCCGACTGCGTCCGAGGTCTACGGCATCGTGGCGCTGCGGGGCCTCGGCGCCCTGACCGCGGTCCTGACGCCGGCGGCGGTGGTGTCGCAGACGGTGACCGAGCAGCAGTTTGCGGTCTCCGGGCTGGCGGCCGGGACTTTGGTGCAGGTCAACAAGCCGACGAACCAGGCGGGCCTCGACATCGCCGGCGCGCGGGTGATCAGCAACAACCTGCTCGGCATCTCGTTCATGAACGTCACCGGCGGCACCCTGACCCCGACCGCCGGGCAATCCTACACGGTGATTTCGCTGGGCGGCCTCGATGCCGTCAACAACAATGTCACCTACCAGATTTCGAGCGGCACGATCACGGGCGTCGCCACGGTCACGACGGCGCAGCGGAACCTGACGATCACCAACCTGGCGATCACCGATATCGTGCTCGGCGTCTCGAAGCCGACGCTCCAGGCCGGGCTGATTTCCGGCGGCGCGCGGGTGTCGGCCGCGGGGTTCATCGGGGTCGACTTTGCCAACCCGACCGCGGGGACCCTGACGCCGACCGCGAACGAGGTCTATGGCGCGCAGATCTTCCGGCCCGCCCCGGTGGCGCCGCTGCTCCTCTACTCGCAGTCTCTGGCGCCGGTCTCGGTCGCGCCGAACACGACCGTAGAGCAGGGATTCACGGTCACCGGGCTGATCGCCTCGACGCCGGTATGGGTCAACAAGCCGTCGTGGACGCCGGGCCTCGGCATCACCGGCGTGCGGGTGAGCGCAGCCAGCACGCTCGGCATCACCTTCGCCAATCCCACCGCCGTGACCATCACGCCGCCCACCGAGGTCTACCTGATCGGCAATTTCCAGATGCCGGTCGGCGACACCGGGAACACGATCATTCAGAGCGCTTCGATCGTGCAGCAGCAGACATCGAACCTCGCCGACAGCATTCGGGCAGCGCTCGTGTCGCTCGGCCTGATCGCGGGGGCGTGAGCGGGCGGCGAGTCCGTGCTATAGTCGATCCGGCGTCGGGGCGTTTCTCCTGCGCTTGAACGCCTGTGTGGCTCCCGAGCAGGTCCGGCTTGCCGGATCGGGGGCAGTTCAGAAGGAGGAGGAGCGATACTGGCCGATGGAAACCCTCAGCGTCATCCTGCCGAGCCGGGGCCGATCCCGGCATCTGCTGCGCGCCGTCAACACGCTGCTCGCGGGCGGCCCCGACGGCATCGAGGTCATGGTCGGCCTCGATGCCGATGATCCGACCCTCGATGTCTACCCCGCGTTCGCCGACGAGCCCGCCGTCCGGGTGATCGTCGCCCCGCGCGCCCGCACGGTCCACGACACCGACAACCGCCTCGCCACGGCTGCGACCGGCCGGTGGCTCATGGTCTGGACCGACGACTACCGGATGGATCGGCCGGATTGGCGAGCGCGACTGGAGCCCATCCTGCAACGCCTGCCGCTGGGTCTCGGCGTCGCCTATCCGCGCGATCCGCTCTACCCGGATTTCGCCACGCTGCCGATCGTGAGCCGGGGGATGGTCGCCATGCAGGGCTTCTTCCTGCCGGCGTTCTTCCCGTTCCTGTTCGGCGACACCTGGTGGCACGAGATCGGGCAGATGATGGGTGTGCACATCGAGGCGCCGATCTCGGTGTCCCTGGCGCCCGGCGTCGGCAACGAGCACCGCTATGGCGATCTCGCGACATGGGTCGAGCTGTTCGACCGGACTCGCCCGATGCGGCAGGATGTTGCCATCAAGGCGCTATCGCGGATCATGGACCCGGAGACCGACGAGGCCCGCTACCTGATCGCCACCGTCCCGGAGCGGGCGCGGCTGTGCCGGGACGCCAACGACCACCAGCGCACGCCGGAATGGCTGGCTCGCTGGAACGCGCCGGGCGGGTTCTCGAAGCCGGGCTACCACGCGATGCTGACCGCGGCCGAGATGTTCCTCGAAGACCCGATGCCGAATATGGCCGGGTGCCAGATCATGGCAGGGGGCGCCTGATGCCGCCGCAATGCGTCGTCTTCGCCACCCCGACGCTGACGAACGCGGTCTGCACCGAGTTCCATCGGTCGATGCTCGAAACCGAGTGGCTGCTTGCCGCGAACGGGATCGCGACCGCGCACAAACTCGTCGGCGGCGACCCGTACCTGGCGCGCGTGCGCAACCGGCTGGCGACCGACGCGCTGGTCGATGTCGACAACATGACCGACTTTTTCTTCATCGACGATGACATGGGTTGGGAAGCGGAGGCCGTGTTGCGGCTGCTGCTCCATCCGGCTCCGGTCGTGGCCGGCGTCTACCCGAAGAAGAATGACGTGACCGAGTTCCCGTGCGAGCTGGATTTCACCGACGAGCATCTGTGGATCGACGACCGCGGCTTCTACCGGGCGCGGATGGTGCCGACCGGGTTCCTTCGGATCAAGCGCCATGTTCTCCAGCGCTTCGCCGAGACGAGCGCGGTCTACCGCGACATGGACGGCAACAAGGGCACGCGCGACACCTTCAACATTTTCCAGATGGGGCACTGTGCCGAGGACGGGAAATGGTGGGGCGAGGATTACGCTTGGTGCCAGATGTGGGGCAAGATGGGCGGCGAGATCTGGGTTGATCCCAACATCCGGTTCTCCCACCGCGGGCAGAAGCGGTGGGAGGCGAATTTCATCGACAGCGTCCGGAAGTTTGAGGCGGGGCTGGTGCCGATCGTCGATGTCGTTCCGCCCGCTCCCGCGCCCACGCAGGAGGCGGCGGAATGATGCTCACACTCGCCGAGCTGCCGATCACCCATCGCGCCAGCTACATGGCCGGCTATGACGCCCGCCAGCGGTCTGAGCCGATCACGGCAAATCCCAGTTCGCCGCGTTCGCGGCAGGGGTTCCTCTGGGATGAAGGCTGGGCGGATGCCGACGAGGACGCGAGGACGGAATGAGCACCTATCCGCTCGTCATGCACCACCCCGGCATGCGGCGCTCGCGCCCGGAGCTGGTCGAGGCGGATGACCCGCTCTCCGGCCGCAAGTACCGAGACTTCGCCGGCGCCCCGGACAGCCTGCCGCCGGTCGAGGTCAACAACGCCACCCAGGAGGAGTTCTACCGCGCGAAGGGCTACCTCGCATATGGGGAGCATCCCAAGGTCATGACTCAGTTCGTCGAGTACCCGAAGATGATGATGCACCCCGGGCATGTCGATGCGACCCTGCCGCAGACGGAAGCGATCCCGGTCGAGGGCCATCCCGGCAATTACACGACGTACACCATCCCCGGCCGGCCGGAGGTCTTCCCGCACGTGACCGTGCTCAACGCCGACGAGGAGGCGATCTGGGAGGCCAAAGGGTATGCCTCCCCGAAGGGCGATGCCGAGGCGTTTGACCGCGCGAAGGCCGCGCCGGTGCCGAACGGGTACGTCAGCAAGGATTACCCAAAATGGGTGGACGGCGTGCTGGTGCCGGACCCGGACGCGAAGCCGCCGAACGGCAACGAGTATCCGAAATGGGTCGGGAATGAGATCGTCAACGATCGGGCGGCCGAAGATCGGGTGCGGCTGGCGATGGGGCTGCCGATCACCCATCAGGTGCCTACCGCGCCAGAATTGCCGCCCCCGCTTGTCGGCGAGCTTTGGCCCGCCCCGGCGAAACCAGACCCCGAAGTCGAGCGCCTGTCGGCCGAGAACGACGATCTCCGCGAGCGGCTGGCTCGGCTGGAGGCGGCGAACGCGAAGCCGCCGAGTGTTTCACGTGAAACATCGACTGCCGGGAAGGCGAAAAAGCGGCCCACCGATGCCGTGCGGAAATACAACCGCGAGTACAACGCCCGGAAGCGAGCCGAGGCGCGGGCTGCCCGGCAGGCGCCCAACCAACAGGAGGCATCGCCCGAATAGCCGATGGCGACCGCGGCCGACATCATTCTCGACATGCTCGAAAGCCTCGGCGTTTATGCCTCGGGCGAGACACTGCGCGATGACGATGCCCAACGGTGCCTCATCCGACTCAACGATATGGTAGATAGTTGGTCGAATGAGAGCTTGACCACGTTCGCCATCCTGGAGCAGTCGTTTCAGCTTGTCGTCGGCGTCTATCAGTACACGATCGGCCTAGGCCCTCCGGCTGGCGTGATCGCGCAAGTCCGCCCGATCCGTATCAACAGCGCGCCGGGCACCGCGTATTTGCTGGACACGAACAACAACCGCTATCCGGTCGAGGTCGTACCGAAGGATAAATGGAACCTGATCGGCAACGTCTCGACCGTTACCAGCAATATTCCGACGACGCTGTACTACGACAACCAATTTCCGCTCGGCGTCATCAACGTCTTCCCGGTCCCGAATATCACCTATACGCTGTTCTGGGACTCGTTCGCGCAGTTGACCGAGTTTCCCGACCTGACGACAGACATCACCTTTCCGCCCGGATACATGCTGGCGCTGAAGACCAACCTCGCCGTCTATTGCAAGCCATATTTCGCCACGGCTCAACTCGATCCTGACATCCGGCAGCAAGCGCGTGAAAGCAAGGGAGCAATCAAACGAGCCAATGTCCGTGACAATGTTGCGTACTACGATCAGGAAATAGTGTCCCGTTCCCGTGGTACCTACAATATTTATAGGGATACTAATTTTTGATGCGTACCCCCTTCTTCGGCCCATTCTCGGTCTCCCGATCGCTGAACTTGTCCGACAACCGGCTGATCAACCTCTATCCCGCCATCGTCGACACCAAGTCGGGAAAGGACATCGGCGCCTTCTACAACACGCCGGGCCTTGATGCGCTCGCCGCACTCGGCGTTGGCCCGATCCGGGCCATGCTGCCGGTCAAGGACGTGCTCTATGTGGTGAGCGGCCCGCAGCTCTACTCGGTCGACACGCTGTTCAACGCGGTCCTCGTCGGCAGCATCGTCGGCGGAGGCCATACCTACTCGCCGAGCGCCGGCTTGCATGCCATCGCGCTGCCCTATGGCGCCCCACCGGCCGGGGGCGAGGTCACGATGATCGACGACAACGTCCATGTCGGGGTCTTCGACGGCATCTCGGCGGCGCAGCAGGACGGGTTTTCGGTCATCAACCAGCCCGGCACCTATGTCTGGTGGCAGTCGTCGCTGCTCGATATGACGAATTTCCCGGGCGTCAACTTCGCCTCGGCCTCGGGCACACCCGACGAAATCCTGCGCATCCGCCAGATTCACCGGCAGATGTTCCTGATCAAGCAGACCGACGTGGAGATTTGGGTCAACGTCGGGATCCCCGATTTCACCTTCCAACGCCTTGATGGCGTGTTCGTCGAGGCCGGCGTCGCGGCGGCCGGGTCCGTCGTCGAGCTTGGCGAAACCCTGATCTGGCTCGCCCGCAACCACCAGGGGCAGGGCGTCGTGATCCAGATGGTCGGCTATGCGCCGAAGCGGATCTCGACGCACTCGATCGAGACGGCGATTGCGAAGTGGCCCGATATGTCCGATGCGACCGCGTTCTCGTATCAGCAGTCCGGCCATCAGTATTACGTCCTGTCCTCGACCAGCGGGAACGAAACCTGGGTCTATGACGCGCAGGAGAGCGAGCTTGCCGGCACCCATATGTGGCACCAGATCGCCGCGTTCTCGGCCGGCACCTTCTCCCGGCATTGGGGCTCGGCGCATGCTTTCTTCGCGGGTCGCAACGTCATCGGCGATTACCGAAACGGCAACCTATATGCGCTGAACCCTGACACCCTGACGGATGCCGGACAGCAGCGGAAATGGCTGCGCTCGTGGCGGCCGCTCGCCAAGCCGTCGATGGTGCCGGTGCGGCTGCCGGCGTTGCAGATCGACATGCAGACGGGCATCGGGGTGCCGGACGGGGCTGACCCGCAGTGCATGCTGCGGCTGTCGCACGACGGTGGCCATACCTGGGCGTTCGAGAGGATAGCCGCGGTCGGGAAGCTGGGCGAGACCGCGCGCCGGGTGAAGTTCAACCGGCTGGGTTCGACGCGGCGCAACGCGGGCCTCGACCCGGTGTTCGAGCTGTCGTCGTCGGATGCGTTCCCGGCGGCGCTGATCGGAGCCGAGTTCCTGGAGGGCGGATGACCGACCTCGGCTCTCCGCAGCCATCGCCACCGCCGCGCGAGCCGATCGCGGGCGAGGCCGGGATTGCGACGCCGTCCTGGTGGCGGTTTTTCCAGAACATGGGCGTCCTCATGCGGCAGACCGTCGACAGCATCACGCTCGCGGAGGGGCAATTCGGCGGCCGGATCGCCACCGTCGAGGACCAGGTTGCCTACTTGGCGGGCTCGATCCCGCGGCTCGTGGCCGACCAGGCGGCCGAGCTGGCGGCGCTGGGCAACAGCGTGACGGTGGCTCGGCAGCAGGTTGAGGATCTGGTCTCGCAGATCGCGAGCCTGACTAGCGCCCGGCAAGCCATCATCGACGACATGCGGGCACAGCTCGATGGCGTGCTCGGGGCGGTTCCGCCGGCGACGCTCGGCACCATGGCGGCGCAGTCCTATGACCGGGTCGCCATCACGGGCGGGTCCGGCGTATTCCAGACGGTGGAGGCTAGCACGCTCGGCAGCCTCGCGTTCCTGGCGCTGCTGCGGACCAATGGCACCGTGCTTGTCCCGACCGCAATCCTGAGCGGACAGGCCATCGGCGCCACGGTTTCCGAAGGGTATGATGGCACCGCAAATTCATCGTCGAGCGGATCGGCGGTGTTTTCGGCAACGGAGAACTGGTCCAACACCGCGCACGGAACGCAGATTTTCTTTGCCACGACCCCAAACACGACGACGACCTTGCTGAACCGCTTCTTCATCACGCAGAACGGCGACGTGCAGTTCGCCAAGACCGCGGCGCCGCCAACACCGGCGGCCGGGTTCTTCGCGCTGTTCATGGACACCGCCGACAACACCCTGAAGGCGCTCGGGCCATCCGGCACGCTGACGCCGCTCGCGGCTCCATAGTAGTAGGTAGCGCAAATGTCAGTAACGCCACGGCCGCTAATCGCGGCGGCACAGCTCACCGGGTCGGCGGCGACATATTACACGAGCAGCCAGATTTACACGCGCGTCGACAAGATGTCCTTCACCAATACCGACACGGCGGCGCACACGGTCACGATTTACCTGATCGCATCCGGAGGCTCGGCGA